CCGTTCACCGACAGGATCACTTGTCCCGTCAGGGGTAGCAGCATCCAGTGGTTGCCCGCCAGCGAGGCCAGCCTGCAAGGGCTGGCCCCATCCCTGGCCCTGATTGACGAAGTCGGGTACGTGGACCAAACCGTCTGGGAGGCTGTCCTTCTCGCTGCCGGTAAGTGGCCCAAGTCCCTGACGGTTGGCATAGGCACGCCTGGCACAAGGCAGGATAACGTGCTGGCCCAGATGCGCCAGCACGCCATCGATAACCCGAACGACCCGTCGTTCGCGTACGTCGAGCATTCGGCTGCCGGGTTCGAGCATCACCCGCCCGACTGTCCTCACTGCTGGGGACTCGCGATGCCCAGCCTGGATGACTTCCTGGACAGGGATGCCGTCCGTGCCACGCTGCCACCGCGCACCAGCGAGGGTGCCTTCCGTCGTGCCCGCTTGTGCCAGGCGGTTTCGACCGTGGATAACCCGCTGGTCGATGAGGCCACCTGGAACGGTCTGTGCCGTCCCGAGCCAATCCCCGATGGGGCGGAAGTTGTTCTGGCCCTGGATGGTTCCTGGGGCGGCACGAACGCCGACAGCACGGCGCTTGTGCTGGCCACGGCCAGCCCAGAGCCGCATGTGGATCTTTACCGCTGCTGGGAGAACGACGGCACGCCGGAGTGGCGTGTACCAATCCTTGAGGTTGAGGACGCCATCCGCGAGGCGTGCAAACGCTGGCGGGTGAAAGAGATCGCTGCGGACCCGTTTCGGCTCGGGCGCACACTGCAGTTGCTGGCCGGTGAAGGGCACCGCGTCACCGAGTTCCCCTTCTCCCCGCCCCGCGTGACCCGCGCAACCACCGACCTGCACTCGGCGCTTGTTGGCGGAAAGCTCACCCACACAGGCGATCCTACGCTGACAAGGCACGTTCTGTCGACACAAGTGCATGAAGATGGCAAGGGCGCGTTGCGAATTGGGAAAGTCAGCCGACGCCGTGGCGCTGCCAAGATCGACGGATGTTCAGCCTTGCTGATCGCTCACAGCCGCAGTACGTGGCTGGCCAGTAAACCCACCAAGAAGCGAAGGACGATAGCGTTCTGATGACCAACCCCTCCCTCTCCCGGCAGGAACCGGAAACCGACCCGCAGCGCCTGGTGGACATCCTCCTGGCGCTCGACGCAGTGCAGTTCGCCTTACGGCACCTACAGGTCCACTTCGACGGGGTAGCCGCTATCGAGTACCTCTCGCCCGAGGCGCGGGAAGCGTTGGACGGACGGCTGGCTGACATCTATGTGAACATCCCGAGGCTGGTGGTTTCCAGCATCAGTGAGCGGTTGAACGTCACCGGCTGGACTGGCGCGGATGCGGACCTGGCCGAACAGATCTGGTACGCCAACGACCTTGACGTGCAAGGCGATCTCGCGCACTCCGAGGCACTGCTGTTTGGTCGGTCGTACTCGTGGGTGTGGTCGGGACAGGACGAGTCGGCACGCATCTCGATTGAGAGCGCACGCCAGGCCGCAGTGTTAGCCGACCCCGGTACACGTGAGATCACGTCGGCGGTGAAGCGTTGGCATGTGTCTGCCGGGCTGGGCATCGGTTCCACACAGGCCGTCCTGCTCCTACCCGACAGGATCGAGCATTGGGCTTCGACGCTGGGCGCGGAGATCGGCGGATTCACCCTCGTGGACGTGCAACCAAACCCGCTGGGCCAGGTGCCGGTCGTGCAGTTCACCAACCAGGGCCGCATGCTAAACAGTTGGGGCTACAGGGGAATTGACGAGGTGAGCTACCCAAGCCGTCTACTCCTTGGCTCCGGTGTGTACTCGGAGATAGCGGACGTGATCCCGCTCTCGTCGGCCCTGAGTAAGGCCCTGTTCGACCTGATGTGCTGCCTGGAAGCCACTGGCCGACCCCGTCGTTTTGCATCGGGGATCGAGCTGGTGGAGCGTCCCCGCCTGGACCCTTGCACTGGTGATCCGGTCTTGGACTCCGATGGCAACCCGATTATCGACACCGTTAATCCGCTGGCGCAGGAAGCTTCTCGCACCTGGATCAGCGAGAATGAGGCCGCGAAGTTCGGGCAGCTCGACGCCGCTGACCTCAAGGGGTTCACCGACGCGGTGAACGTCATCGTTCAGCAGATCCTCGCGGTGACTGCGCTGAGTCCGTCGTATCTCGGGGTCCTGACGAACCAACCCCCGAGCGCGGATGCGTTGCGGGCGAGTGAATCGTCACTCATCGCACGAGTGGAGCAGAAGCAGAAGCTCTTTGGCAAGGCATGGGAGCAAACCATGCAGTTAGCGATAGCGGTGGAGACGGGCCGCGATCCCCGCACCGTGGACGCGAAGCCGGTGTGGCGACCGGCAGATCAGTCGTCGGAAGCCCAGGCCGCTGACGCGGTAGTGAAGCTCTATCAGGCTGGCCTGCTTCCGCGTTCGACTGCCCTCCGGCGGCTGGGCTACACCGATCAGGAAATCGAGGCTATCCGGGTTGACACCACCGACGACGTTGTGGCCGAGAAGAAGGGCGACCCGATGTCGGCCTACCTGAATCGCCAGAACCCGCATCTCTAGGAAGGAACCCCATGGACGAGAACACCCCCGAATTGGCCCCTGAGAGCGGCGCTGAACCGTCAACGGATGCACCCCTGGCCGATGCCCTACCGGAAACGGCACAGGACGACTCAGGGCCAGACGACGAGCGCCGCACGTTCGACTACGAGTACGTGAAAGGGCTTCGGGAAGAGGCGAAGTCGTGGCGACTCAAGGCCGCGAAGGCCGACGAGCTGCAAGCCCGGCTGCACGCCGAGCTGACGAAAGCGGATGGACGGCTGGCGGATTGGCACGATCTTCAGTTCGATCCTGCCCACTTGGAAAGCCCCGAGGCCCACGCCGATGCCATCACCGAGTTGCTGAAAGCCAAGCCGCACTATGCCTCTCGCAAACCCGCTCCCGGCTCAACCATCCACCAGGGACCAGTGGGCGCGGCTGTCCCCCCGAAGCCGGACCTGATCACCGGGCTGCGGGCAGCAATGAGCCGCTGAAAAGCGTTGATATACTTGAGGTAGGCGAGGCTGATGCCGAACCGCCCTCTTCGCGGTTGATCCGCATTCCATCCGGTAACCCTGACGGGCCGGGCATTCACACTCTCCGAGAAAGTCAATCATGACTGACCAGCTATCGAGCAATTCGCTCGCGTTTATCCCTGAGATCGTTGTTCAGACGGTCCTCCAACCCCTGACCGCGAAGTCAGTGGTCCTGTCGCAGAACCCCCGGATCTTCGACTCGTCGCAGCCCCTGCGTGTCCCGCGAATCGGGCAAGCCACCATCGGCTGGTACGCCGAAGGCGCGACCACCAACATCACGAACTTGTCGGTGGACGAGGTGGATCTCCTCCCCAGCACCCTGGATTCACTTCGCAGCCTGACCGTGGTGTCCAAGCAGTTAATTCGCAGTGCCGCCGTTGGTGTTTCGGAAACCCTGTCGGCCCGTATCTCCACCGACATCGCCCTGGCCATCGATGCCGCGTTCCTCACCGGCTCCGGCACCGCCGGGACGAATGTGATTGGCCTCCTGCACCAATCGGGCATCTCGACGCAGACCTACGCCGCTGCCGGTACTGGTGGCACCATTGCCGCTGGCTCATTGCAGGACACCGACACCTGGTTGACGGCCATCGGCACGTTCTCGGCCAACCACCTGGGCCTGGGTACGTCGTCGTTCGTCATTCACCCGAACGACCTGTACGCCGCTGGCGGCATCTTGCAGGCGAAGGACAGCCTGGGCCGTCCACTGTTCCAGCCGTCGCCCGCTGCTGGCGTTCCCGGCTCGATCTTCGGCGTGCCTGTCGTGGCGACCACCCAGACCACCGAAGGCACTGTGCTGCTGGTGGACTGGTCGCAGGTGCTGATCGTTCGTGACCTGGCCCCGAGCGTCGATGTGCTCACCGAGCTGTTCGCCCAGTCGTCCAGCATCGGCATCGCGGTCGAGTCCCGATGGGACATCGGCCTTGCCCACCCGCAGGCAGTCCTTGCGCTGACAGCGGCAGCGTAGCCGTGACCGCGCCCACACAAGGCCCGCAACCATCGGACCTCGCAGCTTTTCTGGGCGCTAATGCCACGGTGGACCCCACGCAAGGAGCAAGCGTGATCGCCTATGTGAGCCAGCTCGTTCAGGCGTACACACGCGGCGTGGGGTTCACCAACGGCGGCGTACCCAACGCTGACCTGTGGCAGGTGATCCTCGGTGCTTCCGCCAGGGTGTGGGCGCATCCGCGCCAGTTGCCTGTCGATCAGACAGAAGGCGAGGAGTCAGTGAGCTGGCGTGCCGGATTCAACGGCTGGACGGCAGCAGAGCTGACGCTGCTAGCCAGGTACAGGATCAAGGCTCTTTAGGATGACCGTTCAGGCGCTCGTCTACCGCCCCGATGAAGTCCAGTTGGATCGCAACGGTGACCCGATAGACGCGAACGGCAACGTCATCCGCCCGGAGTCGCCTCACACGTATCTGGGCATGCTCGAAGTGGTGTTTACCGGTGTTCAGGCTGAACCGATTGAGCCGCGACTGACCGGCAGCGGAGGCGGCAGCGTTGACCGTGGCGAGGCCGCTGACGTTTCCGGCAAGGTTGGCGCGCCCCGCAATGCCGCGATCCTGCTTCAGCACGGCGACCGCCTGGTGGTCCCGGACGGTGTCGGTGCCGGTGACAGCACGGTGTGGCAAGTGATCGGGCCGCGATTGTTCGACACCAACAATTCGCTGACGCCGGGTTGGGGGCACCGCCTGTACTGGATTGGCGTTCTCTCGACCGTCAACTAAGCAACAAAGCAACACCGCCAGGCGTCGTATGACGCACGGGTTTCCTTGCCCAGGAACTGGCGGTGGGCGCGGGTGGGACCGCGCCACGGGGGCCTGCCTTACCCCCACCAGTGCGCCTCACGGCTGCACCGCGAACGCCACCCTGGCGTGTTGACCAGGGTGGCGTTCGTCGTTTCGTACTGCCGCTGTGCCAGTTGTGCCACGGCACCACTGCACGAGGCGCATCCACTCGCCACGCCGACTTTTGATCTCCGCCCTTTGCATGAGACGAAGTTGGACCCGCTCCTCGGCTTACACTTCGGCAATGTTCTCGGAGACGCGCTACGCGCTAAACGGGGACTTGCGCGTCGCCTACCGGGCGTCACCCGCTGGTGCTCGCGACATCGTGTTCGTGCCGAACTGGTTCACATGCTGCGAGCTTCTTCCGGAGCTACCGTCCATCCATGGTTGGGTTGAGGCGATGTCGTCGCTCGGTCGGCTGATCTTCTTTGACCAGCCGGGGACGGGAGCATCCGATCCCGTCACACCGGACGCGCTGCCGACTTTGGAGCAATGGGCCGACAGCATCACCGCGGTGCTCGACGATCTCGGGAGCACTGAATCAGTTCTCCTCGCGTTCTCCGCCGCGTTCGCGCCCGCTGCGCTGTTCGCGGCAACACATCCGTCACGCACCACCGCGCTGGTCGTGCTCGACGGTTACGCAGATGGCGGCGGAACCCAATTCGTTCAAGAGAACCGAGCTGCTTTGCTCCGTATGTGGGGCAGCGGGCGGGCCCAACATCTGATGAATCCGGACATGCCGTGGAACGAGGAGATCCGGGCATCGTGGGCTCGGTTGGAACGTCTGGCGCTCAGCCCAAGGACGCTAGCTGTCGTGACACCTCTCGTGACGGAAATGGACGTGCGGGCGGTCCTTCCGACAGTCCGTGTGCCGACTCTGATCGTCCAGCACGCGTTCCTGCCGACCGCGAACGGGAAGTACATCGCCGAGCACATACCCGACGCCAAATACGTCGAGGTGCCGGGCCGCAACTGGTATCACTTCGTCGAGCCCGACTGGCGCGCGTCCTTTCAGGAAGTCGCCGAGTTTCTCACCGGCCACCACGCCGACGTAACCGATGATCGGGTGCTCGCCACCTTGCTATTCACGGACATCGTGGACTCGACGCGGCGCGCAGCAGAGTTGGGCGACCGCGACTGGCATGCGTTGCTGGACGCGCACGACGCGGTCGTGCGGTCGCAGCTCGCTCGCTTTCGAGGCCGCGAGGTGAACACGTCGGGCGACGGCTTCCTCGCGATGTTTGACGGCCCCCAGCGAGCGATCCGCTGCGCGATGGCGATCCGCGAGGCTGTGCAATCGCTCGGTATCGAGGTGCGTGCCGGGTTGCACACCGGCGAGTGCGAGGTTCGTGGTGACGACATTGGCGGGATCGCGGTGCATATCGGGGCGCGGGTGAGCGCACTGGCGGGGGCGAACGACGTGCTCGTGTCCAGCACACTGCGCGATCTCGTGATCGGGTCAGGAATCGGGTTCGAGGAGCGCGGCACTCACGAACTCAAGGGCGTGCCCGGCGAATGGCGCATCTTCGCCGCCGCCGCGTCTGCGTAGCAGCGGCCCCACGGAGGTGTGTCTTCCAACAATCACCGTGCCGTCGGGCAACTGTGTGTCGGCCCACCCGCCGAGACGCTATTGCATGAAAGTTGCATGGTCACTAGTAAGTC